AAGAAAAATTTATTCTACGGAAGTGCCAAAAAGCGATAAGTAATAATATGAAAAAACTCGAAGAAATTCTAAATTTACCAGAGAATAAAAAAGATATTAAAAAAGCAGAGAAAGAAAATCTGCCCGCCGATCCACAGGCATTGTTGCGAGACATATCAGAATATGATAAAATTGCCGCAGCATTACCAATGGTCAAAGGACTAGGCGACATCGGCGACAAAGAACTAGACGATCTAGCACAAAGAGCCACAGATGCCTATGATGACCTCATGGATCTAGGTATGAACGTTGAAGCACGTTACAGCGGAAGAATATTTGAAGTTGCGGGCACTATGCTAAAAAACGCTATAGATGCAAAGTCAGCTAAGTTAGATAAAAAACTTAAAATGATTGAACTGCAATTAAAGAAACAGAAGTTAGACCAAGAAATGAATCCCGAAGATAACTCGATTCAAGGGCAAGGCGTCATAATCAGTGACCGTAATAGCTTGGTGGAAAAACTTAAGAATATGAAATAAATATACAGTCAGGAATTGTCACATGAAATCATTTCAAGAATACATTGCCGAGAGCAAAAAAACTTATCCGTTTACTATAAAAGTCTGTGGAGATCTATCAGAGACTGCAGATAAAGTTATGAAGAGTGCTATGCACCGTTTTACAGTAAACAAACTCAGTAAAGGTAAAAAAACACCGATACAAGCCATGCCATTGGATTTTCCAGGACAATCAAATGTAGAAGTTCATGTGTTTGAAGTTGACCTACAATATCCTACAACCAGTGCTGTATTAACAGAATTACTGGCAGACCAATTGAAAATTTCTCCAGCAAAAATTAGAGTTAGAACTCCTGGCGAAATGGCAGAAATTGCACTAAATTTAGAACACAATCAGGCCAGCGACGAAAGTATGTTATTAAAAGACTATGAAGCTGAAAACAATCAAGACTTGGTTGGTCAAAAACATGTGGTAAGTTTTTTAAAAGAATTAGGCAAACAAGATCACACCTTGCAACCAGTTGGTGGTGTAAACGATCAACTATTAGCTAAGACTGCTCCCACAGAATCAGCAGGCAAAACAGCAGACGTAAAGCCAGGCATTAGTCCGGTAGGGTCACGTCAAAACAAGATCCCTGACCCCTACAAAGGAAAATAAAATGAACTTCAATGAGCTTTATAGAAAAATTGCAGAGATAGATAAAAAGACAACAGACGACATTATTGAAGAATGTGGTATGGGTCCTATGTCTAGTCCAATGCCACAACAAGACAATGTTAGCATGAATGTTAGTATGAACGGTAGTGGTGCTGGTGGTATTCGTGATTTAATGTCGATCCTTAAAAACATCGAAGACTCTGGTGAACAAGAAATGATGCCAGGCATCGATGTTGACATTGAGCCGCCTAGCGATATGGGCGCAGATGGCGGTGACGAGCTAGCACAAATGTTAAAATTAACTGGTCAAGACAACGGATCTGAACCAGAAGATGACATGGCTGGCAAAGAAATGATTCCAGGTAATGACGGAACCAGCGACAAACCCGAGCTAGATAGCGAACCGGAAGACGAGCCCGAAGACGAATCTTTTGGCAACGAGCCTGATCAAAATTATAATGATGTTGGCGCAGTTACTACAGATGCAGGTGACGGTCTTAATGGTTCAAAGCAACAAATCAAGCATGGTTCTACAGCAGGTAACAATCCTTTGCCAGAATCAGTTAAGCAACGATTGTCAGCAAAATATCAACAATATAGATAATATACTATCATTGTCCAAAGCGGGCTTCGGCCCGCTTTGTTATTTGTAAATACAGTATGTCTTCAAAATCATTAGATGGCGTTTTAGTTAAACGTGCTCATAAAAAAGAAACTTTTACAGAACAAAATGTAAAAGAGTTATTAGCATGTTCTGATCCTAATAACGGCTATCATTATTTTACTAATAACTTTTTCTATATCCAGCATCCTGTTAAGGGAAAAATGTTGTTTGATCCTTTTGGATTTCAAACACGACTGCTAGATGCTTATCATAATCATAGATTTACCATTAATATGTTACCGCGTCAGATGGGTAAGACTACTTGTGCTGCCGGTTACTTGTTATGGTATGCAATGTTTAATCCCGATCAGACTATCTTAATTGCGGCGCACAAATACACAGGTTCTCAAGAGATCATGCAACGTATTCGTTATGCCTATGAATTGTGTCCTGACCATATTAGATGCGGTGTAACAAACTACAACAAGGGTAGTATAGAATTTGATAATGGATCACGTATTGTATCAAGCACTACCACTGAAAATACTGGTCGTGGTATGTCTATCTCTTTACTATACTGTGACGAGTTTGCGTTCGTGCAACCTAACATTGCCACTGAATTCTGGACTTCTATTTCGCCAACACTGGCCACTGGTGGTCGTGCTATTATTACTTCAACACCTAATAGCGATGAAGATGAGTTTAGTAGAATCTGGAAAGAAGCCAGTAATAAATTTGATGAGTTTGGCAACGAACGTGCAGATGGCCTGGGCAGCAACGGATTCCATCCTTTTACCTGCCATTGGAACGAGCATCCAGATCGAGATGATGCTTGGGCAAAACAAGAACAAAGTCGAATAGGTGAAGAACGATTTCGTCGAGAATATAACTGTGAATTTTTGATCTTTGACGAAACACTGATCAACAGTATTTGCCTAGCCGGATTAGAAGGCACAGAACCTATAATGAAAATGGGACAGGTTCGTTGGTATAAAAAACCCACAGCTGGAAACATTTATGTTGTAAGTTTAGATCCAGCATTAGGCACTGGGGGTAACTACAGTGCCATTGAAGTGTTGGAGCTACCTAGCTTTGATCAAGTAGCAGAGTGGCATCACAATGAAACCCCAATTCAAGGTCAAATACGAATAATAAAAGAAATACTAACTTATCTTTCTACAACAATAGGTCCGGAAAATGCCAATGACATATACTGGTCAATTGAAAATAATACTGTAGGCGAAGCAGGATTAGTGGTAATCAAAGATCTAGGAGAAGAAACGTTCCCTGGATTATTTGTAAGTGAGCCTATTAGAAAAGGACATGTGCGTAAGTTCCGTAAAGGTTTTAATACTACACACAAAAGCAAAATTAGTGCGTGTGCTAGATTAAAGCATTTAATCGAATCAAACACTATTAAAATAAAATCAAAACCGTTGATTACAGAGTTAAAAGCATTTATAGCAACTGGCGTAACATTTAAGGCTAAAGTAGGAGAATACGACGATTTAGTGTCTAGTCTACTACTAAGTGTGCGTATGACCCAGATTTTAGCCGACTGGGATCCCCGAGTTTTTGAACGAATAAGCTCTAGAGACGCTTGGGAAGATGAAGATTTTGATCCCCCAATGCCAATATTTGTTTCTAGCACTATCTGATAAATATGAAATATGGAAACTAATTTAAATCGTGTGGCCACAGACTTGATCGACAAGATCAGCGATTTTCCTAACCTTGAATACAAGGACGGGGATAATCAAACGATCCCTCCTACCATGGATGATCAAATAGAAAATGCCAGAATTTTTGACTTTAATTTTGCCCGCAACGGCATAGACTTTGGTCCTGTAACTATTACTATAGGAGACCAAGACGGTCTACAAATTAAAACCTATAGCGATCCTGTAGAGGGCAAAGGCAATAGAGAACAAGACATATGGTATGATTTTATCAAAAGTATGAGCGAGTTCGCTACTGAACACGTTATTAAATTCAAGGGACCTAAAATTGTTACCAAAAAAATTATACCAAAAACAGAGGTTGGAGAAAGCAAAATGACAGAGTCAAAATTAGTGGGCACTAGCAAAACCAGTTATCAAGATCTAGGCGAAGCTACCCTAATCGTCAAGCATACTAGACCAATTAACTATGATGCCGCTAACGGAAGAACACAACATATTGAAAGCATTTTTATTGAAAATGCTGCCGGTGAAAGATTCCGTTATCCTTACAAACATTTAAATGGTGCTCGCGCATTGGCAACACACATCATTGGTGGCGGAACACCGTATGATGATGTAGGACAATACATGATTGGCCTGTCAGAAGAGCTTAACAAACTAAGAATGTTCAAAGGTTATGTTACACGCAGTCCTATGGTTTCGGAAGCAATGGGCGCAGTCACTGACAAAGTCTTTGAAAGAATCGAAGGCATTAAAAAAGAAATTCACAGTCTACAAAATAAAAAATATTATGCAGAGTGGGTCGAAGGATTTAACAAAGCCGAATCAAGAGAAATTCCCGAAGATGTTAAAAATGAATGGATTGATCGTTTAACTATTAAAACTTTCAACGAAGAATTAACATCTGTGTTTCCATACTTGTTTAACATCATTGAAGAATCCGATTTACCAACAAAGAATATCAGCGCAGAAGATATTTTAGGCAGTGTTCAACAAGTTCAAGAATT